TAGTCATCGATCGACGAGCAGCGTTACGACCAGCACGACGTTTGAGTTGATCAGGCTTACCGTGATACTCCCGGTATTCCTTGGCGTAATCTCTTTTACCTAGGGGCATGGTTAAACCTTTCCCCATTTATCAATGGGGCATTTCTCGTGGGGAAACACAGTTTTGGTGCGCATATTGCACCCACAAATCTTGCAAACTCCATGACCACAGAACACTCGTTGATCAAAGTTTGGACACGCCTGACAGATGGCATATCTCGCAGCACGCTGTTCATCCGTAGCCGTCTTCATTCCGTTAATGATCCAAGTGGATACGGAATTGGAGAAAGCTTTGATCTGATCCAGCGTCATCGAGTTAGTTTAACTGCTCCAAAAACCACCTCAATAGGCGGGCGAAAAAGCCAGGACGCTGCCGTCGGACTCTCTCACAAACCCCAAAAGGGGAGGTCTTCCACATGCCAAACTTGTTTTCGACGTACCACGGTTTTCGAACCGTGATGTTTCGGATTCGTTTTCTCTTCTTCATTCTGGGTCCCAAAATCCTTTCCGTTCCTCGTCTTTGCGGTCCTTAAACCACAATCCAAAAGCGACGAACACCGGTACGATCACCATGAAGACGACGACTGCGGCACAAATAAATAAGCCCCTCATAGAATCTCCAGGGAGCTGAAGCTTTCTTCTGAGCCGAACTTACCTTTCACAAACACGTTGAACGCGATGCAGTAGCGGTCGGCGTCTGCCTGGCTTGGCTCCACGTGATGCGAGAGGTGAGAGGGGAACAGAACCAACATTCCGTTCTTGGGCAGCACAGGCCACACGTCTGCATTCAAGATGTCTCTCTTCTCAAACTCCCAGCCGAAGAAGGCAGGGAATAGGTTGAAGTCTTTGTAGGACTTGGAGAACAGAATTGGACCACTGTTCTCGTACGTCTCTACATAGTAGACACCCGAGATCAGTGAGTTCTCGTGTGCGTGGCCGTGGGCGAAGTCACCCTTCTGATGCTTCATGACCCAAGAGTTAGTAATTTGGAACTGGTACTTTCTCTTTAGGCCGAGAGCTTCGAACGCATACGCGCTGATCTCCCGGAGGATGAATGCCTTCAGATACTGCATGTCCGGAACATCCAGGATCCTGGTGTCGACGGAAGCCCATCCGTTGTTGGCTTTAACCCGACGCATGTCGGCTTGTTTAACAACCGCGATAGATTGGCTATCGGGTTGTCCCAGCTGCGAGATAAACAGCGGGGTGCTGAATAGTGGTGCCACCGATCTCTGTGGCTCGATTACTCCAGATTGATTTCCCATGTTATTTTTCCTCCTGATTTGCGCCGGATAACCTGCTCGGGCCGGATGGCCATAATCTTGGCCAATCTCTGACCCATGCGGTCCGGACTTGAAACGTAATGACGCGCGAGCTTTTCGAGTTCGGCATCATTAAGCATGTTGTTGAGTAGGTCGGTCGCAGAACCAACCCACTGTTTTGGGTTTTTCCCGTTCGCCGCGATTTTGTAATTTATGAGGTACTTATCGAGGAGCTCGGAGAAAGCGTGGTTAGGGTGGGTTGTTCTCGTATCTTCCAAAATGTCGGGGTGATGATAATTCGTTACGCCGAACCGGTTGGTACCTTCCAGATGCGACGCCGGCGTCCAGTCCAGAAGCCAGCGGGCAAAGTTGGGCAACTCCCTGGCTAAGATCCGATCGATCTCCTGGCGGGGAGGGAAGGGGAACTTCCGGTGCCTCGCTTTGAAGAGCATGATCTTGTCCAGGATGGAGGTGTCGGTGTAGGGGATCGCCCTCATCGATTCGGGGTCATCATTCAGCGTGAAGATGATCCGCCCGATCCAGTTGATCGTCGTTGGATTCTCCCGCATCGCACGGTGACGATGTTGAGTGTTGGCGACGAACTTCTTGATCGAGTTGGTGAAGAGAAGGTGTTTCTCGTAGCTGGTCGAAGCGACGGTATCGTCAATGTTGAGCACGCCGACTTCGAAGAGCTCGTTATTGAACTGATCCCCACCACTGATGTGAGAGGAGGCATCGCAACCTCCGCCCATAAGAGCAGCGACAATCTTGGTACCGATTAGGGTTTTCCCTTGCTCGACCGGACCGGCGATAAACACGGCCTGACCCTGAGCGGGGGCCCCGGCGCTGGCTGTGGTATAGAACCGTTTTAGCCAGGCCAGGAAGTACTGGAGACTGTCAGACGGATCAAAGAACTCGTCCAACAGACTCGCTGTCCAAGGGAAGTGCTCGCCCCACTCTCCAGGAGTGTTGCTGGGCGGCATCACTTTTACCCTGGAGGTATTGAGGATGCATCGGCTGCCAAATCGCACGAGCTCCTCATGGCTGTAAAGCACTGGGCCGGTGGCATCGACACGACGGTTTTCCCGAATGCGAAGCATAGCTTCGTCGGTCTCCGACATATCTCCGCGGGCATCGCTGGTGAGACTTAAACCAAACAAGCCTGCAATATCCTTGCGAGCTGTCTCTGAGGGTGCGTCTCTCCAACTGCCTTCCATGTCCCTGCGCCAATACTTACTTCCGTCGTACCAGTACGAACCCAGAGGCCCGCCCAGACGAGTGTTGTTAAATTCATCGACCCAATCCGCACCCAAGATATCTGCCCAAGGATAAAACGCCCGATCCTGCGAGAATGAGACCATCCCGGTTGCCGTAACGATACAAGCCGACGGATTGGTAGAATCCGGAGACCAAAAAGCGTTACAACGCCCGTTAATATCTAGCGTTCCACGGAGTCGACCAGGAAACAGGCTTTCAACCCGTTCCTTGATCTTATCTACAGGGATCTCGGTATCTCCTTCGCCCCGGTAGCGGTGAGACGCGTCAAAGGCTGAGGCTAGAAGGGCACAGAGGGTATCAAACTTAACTCGGTTATCGCTGACTTCGGTGGCTGGAGGATTCCAGGCGTAATACTGTTCTGGCTTACGGATGTTGTCATCCAGTCCAGGGAACAGCTTACGGACATTGAGCTCCTTCATCAGACGAGTGATGAAGGGATCAAATATCCCAGGTGCGATGGCTACGGGTTTCTCAAACAACCAGATAACTCGCACTCCACCACTGATGGTGCGGTGGGCATAGGCGGGTTTCATGCCGGCTTTTGAGCGACGAGTAAGACCTTCGAGCATTTCCTCAGCTGTAATCTGGGCGTCGTAGTCAGCTACAAGGGCGTGCATCTTGACCGCTTGGTTCTCACGGGAGACCCGGAGGTTGGGCGCACGACCCTCAAAGCCGGACACAAACAGCCAGTCCGTCGAGGGGTTGGTAGACCAGGAGGAAAACTCCTCCTTGGTCATGTTGGGTAATGGGGTTGTGTGAAGCCAGGCGTCGACTGGAGTTACCTCCAGGGAAGCCAGATTCTTCAGGGCATAAAGACTCATGGCCTTACTCCCGGCTTTTAAAGAATATGGTTTCGATTCGGATTACAGACCCGTCCGGCCACCTCCTGACAATATCGTGCCAGTAATCAGCCTCGACTTGTGCATCCAATTTGCTCCGGTGCGTCCTATCGGACACTCTTGAACCGTCTCTCAACACTATGTACCTCGGGTTATCCATTTTATTTACTCCTATTTAACGTATCTGTCGGTTTCCACGGCCTCGGCTGCGACCGGGCAGCCTTGTAACCAGTCCGGGGTTACCGACATCAACATTTCCACATCTTTTGGTTTCACATCCTTGTCGACCTCCACAACGGCTTCGTCGTGAACGTGAAGGACAAGGGGTAGGCCAGCCTTTTCGAGTCGTAGGATGCATTCGGCCATGACATCCCGGGCTGTTGCCTGAACGGTGTTATTACATAAGTTACCACCGTAGAAATTGACGTGAGGACCACCCATGATGGTCTGAGCTGTGTATCCCGCGTATCCGCTTGCGAGGTTTTGTGTGCGGATGTTGCGGTATCTGAGGCTTCTCCAGGAGGGAAGCTCGATCTCGTATTGTCCGTCTGCTTTGGATTGTTTGTAAGCCGTCTCTAACTTCTTCCAGAAATTGACGACGTGATGATTTTTAGACCGATATGTTCTAACAATGTTTGCCGCTTGTGCTTCATCGATCTCCAGGCCGTATGCTGTGTTGGCCATGTAGGCGAATTTCTTGGCTCCTGCGCCGTACCCAAGACCCAGCACCATTGCCTTGGCAAGCTGGTACATGGCTGTATTGGTTTTCTTAAGTGTTCCTTTTTCTCCGTTCCAGAGATTGGCTGAGATGGCAAAGGCTTCGTAGATGCCGTATCCATTACGGACGGCCTCTAGGAGGGTTGTATTCCCGGACAACCAAGCCAGAACCCTGGGTTCAATCTGGGAAAGATCGCAAACGATGAACTTCTTGCCTGGGCGAGGAATGATACAGCCCCGCATATCGACTCCGAAATGTGGCTCCCTGGGCAGATTCTGGACGTTAAAGCGGCTATCTCCACTAAACCTACCCGTATGTGCCCCGAAGAACTTCATGCCGTATGACGCCGTCATATCTGGACGCACACGAGAATCGAGCACCTTCATCTTGACCAAGTAGGAATTGGATTTTCTCCAATCCCGCATAGCGGCAACAAAGGGAACCTTGTCACCGTATTTCTTTTCCCATACCGCACACTCCTCGGAATCTTCTGAAAGGGAATCAGGCCAGGGGATACCTTGGTTGATACACTCGGCTCTGAAATTCTTGATGGAGAGAACAACGCCATCTCCTTTGTCCATCCAGGGGAGCTTCTGTTCTGCTTCCCACTTGATTTTATCTAGCTTCTTGATGCCGTCCTTAACCAAGGGTTGGTCAATCGCAAAACCCTTCCACGCCATCTCAATCGTATGCTTGGATAACTTGCGTTCGATCTCGGGCATCTCTGATCCGTACTTCGTATAGAGCTCTAAACAACTCACAGAATCCGCTAAAGCGTATTGTGTCATCTCCTCCGCGAACTCAGTATTGACCACATCAGACCACTTCTTGCCCTTCATCTTTTTACGAGGATCCTTCGAAATCTCCTTACCAAGGAGGTTCGTGCAGGCGCCTTCCAGATCCCTAGGAGACCCAAGGTAAGCCGCAAGATTGGCCGTGCAGAAGAAATCCGCGGGCTTCGACTTGATTCGGTCACCAAGAGCCTCAACACAGGCTCCGTCGAAGCTGTAGTTGTGCGCAATCCACCGGCAGCCGTCGATCTTGTCCCAAGGAGCTTTGTCCACGGGACCGCAATACGGCTCAATACCGTCACCAACCATCGACACCATGTAGATCTCCCCACGCGGATCGCGTAGGTAGTGCCACTGGCCGAGCGTTTTAATGCTCAGCTCGTTGTCGTAGTAGGACTCGAAATCGATGGCAATGTTTCGCATTCGGCTTGGATTTCTTCTTTGGGTTCCTTGAGGGTTTCGAGATATAGGTCAAGCATCCGGCAGGTGAGGCCCTTGAGTTCCTCAGCCACCGTCTTTTCGACCGGTTGTGCATCCATGTGATCAGTGTGAACTTCAAACTTGAGTTCACCCTCGACCGCTGAGATGCGTACTCTTACGTCTACGCTCATTCTGAGTTTCCTTTCGTTGTGTGAGTTGTGGTGCTTACGCTTTCAATCGCAGCACCGAAGGTGTAATTCACGGTTGTGGTTGTACCCTGGGTAGTTGCTTCGGTAGTTGGGTAAAGGTCTTTCATAAATGGGAATTCCAGTTGGATCACGGATGCTTGTCTTTGGTAGCACCTACAAACCCGGCACGGCGGGCTTGCTCGATGAGAGTCCGTATCTCGTCTTTAAGACGACGGTTCTCTGTTGATAAGGATTCGTTCTCCTCGCGCATTTGCCGGAGACCGAGCTCGAGTATTTGTTCTGATGTTCTCATAAAGATTGGGTTAAAGACGTCGGCTACTTCTTCTCCAACTTCGACTTCTCGATTTGGAGCTTCATTCGCTGTATTTCCAACTTTGTCCATATGGGATATCCGTAGTTATTCCGTTTAGATAATTCAGGTACTTCGACGTCAAACGCCGAAGCCTGTTCTTTCTTCTTTGATTTCATATATGAATTTGGCGGCAGACCTTATGGCGTCCTGATGTTGCTTTTTGTCTACCGCAAAGATGATCGCTTCTACCTGATCATTCGGGCAGTAGATGTCGGTAAACCCAAACCAGCGTTGAGCTAGCCAGAGAAAGATACTCATCAAAAAGGTATTAATCATTGTGCCTCCGCTTTTTGTTTTTATTCAGATCCTGAATTGTTTCTGCCAACATCTTTTTGAATGCGATGCTGAAGAAATCATCTCTCGTAGCATCTTTCCTCCCGAAATAGACGAATTCGTTATATACATCGTCTTCCATCTGAAGATCGATCTCAACGGTGTCAGCTTCCCTCACATCCAACACCTTGATTTGACCGATATCTTTGCCTGTTCTCTTGTTGTAAATCTGCGCTTTCCCTTTGGCTTTCATTTTTTCTGACCCTTTCTTATTTTATAAAGAACCATCGCTGCCCTGCATAAAGCTCTTTGCAGGTGTCCGACGACGCCCTCTTTGTCCTCTTTTTTATTCCCGTCCAACATCATCATTGCGGTGGCCATGTGGCTCACTGCTCGATCCGCCGAATATCGAATCGAATCTCGGGTAAACCATTGCCCGGGACCTGATTTTGTTGAACCTGTTTTTGATTTCCCGCCCCGTGTCATCACATGAACGATCTCTTTGGACGCATTCATGGCAATTTCGTCGGGAAGGGGATAGGAACTTGGCTGTTTCAAAAGCACAGAGGTGACGCGCTGTTCACGGATCTCCCGTAACACCATGGCCAAATCCCAATTCTTTAGATCAACCCGTCAAACCACGCGGTGGTTTCAGGGGTGTTCTTACCGACCAAACGGAAAACTGGCGTGAACCAGCTTCCCATCGTGTTCGAGCGAAGTTGAGTTACCAACTCGTACTTGCCGCCAGAGAGTTTCTCGCGGAGAGCCGTGGTGGCTTCCGTGATCAACTGTTTTCCGGCGTTGTTGTACGCGCTCTTGGCCAGGATCATCTGCGCCAGAGCGTAGTGGGCTCCGTCTTTCTCAAAAGCGAACAGGGGATGTGCACCTTCGGGGCTTTGGACCGCCATCGTGAGGATCAGGATAGGATCGTAGATATCCATATCACCCTCGGTGATGTCGGTGGTGCCGCCTGCAGTACGCACGTCGGCTGCCGTGTTAAAGATTTTCGGACGTTCTTCCGTGCCGTAGGGAATCCTCTGCATGTACTTTTTTGCCATGCGGATGATCGTCAATTTGGCAGGAGACTTCTGGTTTCCGACGGCCACCTCTTTCCGGAAGACGATGCTACCGGGAGGGAAGTCGTTGGAGAGTTCGCCAGTTTTGTTGGCGATGTTGAGCCGGGGGATTTGGAAGTCGGAGACGTTAAATTCTCCCTCCATGCCGGCGTTGGTGGTCAAGGTGAGGGGCTGTTCTACAACCTCCGTCAATGCCTTGCTCGATTCGGTTACTGTTTCTGGTTTTGCTTCTACTTTTGCTTTTTGTTCTTTAGGGAACGTAGTTTTCATTGTTTATCCTTTATTTTTCTTAGTTGATAGGACTCGCTTCCTCGCGTCAGGGCGTTCGCTTCGGTGAGTTTGTCCTCAAGGTTGTCGCGTTCTTCTTGTTTTGTGCCCCGAGGAGCCTTGCTGGCGACTTGATCAGCTAGCTCCTTGAAGTTGACTGTGACGGCTTCCATAAATTCAGCCGTCGAGATCTTGTCTTTGACCAAATCGTACGCCTTGTTGGCGTCCGTGATCTTTCTTGCCCCCTGAACGGCCGTAAGACCATATCCAGGGATCTCATTTCCTTCCTTCGCGTACTCAACATTGTGTTTACGTACGGAACCGCACCAAGCTTCCAGCACCGGTACAAGGCGTTGCGCCTGCGAACGCTTGTCAGGAGTGGCGAGCTGGCTTGGGTGGAAGAGATCGGGAAGTTGAGCGTCGTGAGCCAGGTCATAAGACTTGGCCAGAGAAAGGGACATAGCCTGGACTGCGTCACAGGTCGCGATACGGGAGCAGTAGATGCACTGGTCACCTGGGCGGGCCATATCCGGGGTATTATTCCGAGCCCGCTCAATGATGCCCTTGATTCTGGCGTTCATCTTGGGGAGATCTCCGTCTCTGGTGAATGAAGCCGAGTCCACGTAATCCAAGCGGGGCTGGAGAATGTGGAGTTTGAGATTCTTTACGTACGGATATTTCTTAAATACGCCAATTGCGTACGCCCACATCTGCGGGTTGGTCTCGGCAGGATCAACTGGGTTAAAACCAAATTTGAAATCGAACATCGCAGCCTCATCCGCACAAATGAAAAAGCGATCGACGTAACCCCATTGGTCAAACACATCGAGCTTCTGTTCGGACAAGTCCATGAACTTGGAATTCTTTTCCGTGTACTCAGCTTTCGCCGCTTCGACAAATGAAAGACATTTGTGGACGAGAGCTTTTTCAGTGGAGTCGAGACCTTCCATTTCGCCTGTCTCACACGCTTTGTGCATCGCAGTTCCGCGGAGAGTTACTGGATGAACTTCACCAGAATTGTCTTTTTGATAGCAGGGGCAGAGCTCAAAGTACTTGAGGCTGCTCGGTGAGTAGCTAGCGTGATTGTCAGTAGTACTCATGAGGGCAAAGTTACTACCAGATCGCCGTCATTAAGCAAGTCAATTTCACGAATTTTGGATTTTGTTTTTCGTGCGACTTGTTCTTCAACTGAATTTGCGGCGTAAACTAAATATTGTCTGCAATGACTCTTCGATCCGGTGCGTGCAATGCGGCCGAGAGCTTGTTTTAAATCAATCGCCGAGTATGTCGGGCATACCAAACTCACTCGAGGACGGCCGTGTAAATCGTGAAGCGAGAGTCCAACACCGCCGGCTTGAATTTGCACGATGATGACGTGCTCTTTGTTCGCTTGAAACTTGTCGATTGCCTCCTGACGCTCTTCTGCGCTCTGCTCTCCGTGGATTGCAGGAGCATTTAAACGCTCCATAAGCGTCCGGCAGGTCTGCATGAAATTGGTAAAGATCACGACACTGCATCCAGCCTCAACATGCTCCTTCGCCATCTCGGTAAGTACAGGCACTCGGAGCAGTTCAACCTCCTGGCGAAGTCTTAATAGCCTTGTACGGGGCTCAGATGGGTCGAAATCGTTGGACTTAGCCTCTGCCAAGGCCGCCAGCTCGGCCTCCATTTGTCCGTAGAGCTTGCCAATGCGGTCATCAATATCGAAGACCTCGGACATAACATTGTTTTGAGGGAAGGCATCGCCTAGCTCTTCCACGCGAGTACGCACGCCACGCTTAGGAAAGATATGGGCATGAATAGCGAGAAGCCCCTCTTTGCCGCCGTAGTATTGGAAGCCACCCCAAGGGGCTTGCGCCACCTTCATGGTCTTGAGCCAACCCCAGTAGTTCACGCCGGTATGGATGCCGAGAAGGTCGCCCGTCCATCGCATATCCAGAGGGTTCTGAGCGGCCGTAGCCGACAGCATCAAGACGGTATGATCGGCTTTAGACGCACCCAGGATCTTGCCGTTCTGACTGCTGTATCCTTTGCACTTATGAACCTCGTCAAAAATCAGAAGGGTAGAGGAGGGGAGATCCCACTGCCATTTCTTGGCCACCCATTTGCCGTGCTTTTTGCCCGTGCGGAGTTTTTCGTAGTTGATGACAAACAGGGGTTCGACGCCAGCTTCTTTGAGCCAATGCTTCCAGGAAGGTATGACCGCTTTGGGACATATCACTCCTACGGGCATGTTCATCTGTTTAGCGACAAAGGCTGCCGTGACCGTTTTTCCTGTTCCGCAATCGCTAGCGTCCAACGCCACGCGGTTGCTGATCAGGGCGTCCATCAACTGGGACGCGTTTTCCTTCTGCCAAGGAAAGAGGTTCAAGTTTCGATGATCAACGAAACAAACGAACCTTCAGAATCATCACTTCCACTTCGCCAGGTCTGAACTTCCTGTATATCGAAGCAGTCCGAATCCACATCGACGCATATGTCGAGGGAAGGGCTTACCTTTTGCAGTTTTTCCAACAGTTCTCCAACTGTCATTTTATTTTATCTCCGCTGGCGGATGTACTTTAGTTACTAGCTCGAACCAAGAATCCGCGGTCATGGTCACGAGCCAGGGTGAATTGTTTTTACGGTGCGCCACTGCGATGGGTTTTCCTCCGCAGTCTCGTACCGCTTGTTCAACAGCTTTTCCGACGTTGAGGGCCTGAACCCTTTTGACTTCGAAATGGAATGGGAGTTCGGAAATGACGTCGGGTGCATCCGGATTCCCAGAGAACTGCTGGCCACGCCTTGCGGTGTAGCCACGCTTTTTGACTTCGTCTCTCCACTCACGCTCACCAACACAACCTTTGGCACGACTATTCACGTGCGACTCCGAATTTCTCATTCGCGAGCCACGCCTGGATATCCGACTCACAAATGCGGATTATTCCACCGGCTTTCGAGTGAGGGAGGGGATGACGTTTGTTATTTAAGTACCGGCGGATTGTGCGGTCGCCGACTTTGAGACGAGAGGCGGCTTCTTTTACGGAATAAATCTTTTCGGGAATTTGTTTGCTGATTTCAGAGGGGTTTACGTTTTCGACGAAGATGTGAAGTTTATTGGAAGGAGTGATTGCTACTTTAAATGAGTGAGCTTCCAATATTAGATTCATACTGTGTATGACATCTAAACACGCCGTATGACGGCAGTCAATTCAATTCAGTTTATGACTTAAAATTAATTTCTTTTGTAACTAAAGGGCTATTGGCTTTTTTGGCTGTTTTTCTTACTATGCGCGTCGATGTACTGCGCTAACACAATTCTAACCAATCCTGAAACGTTGTTTACCCCTATTCGCCGGCTTTCCTCTTCGAGGAATTTAGCCATGTGCTTGGGTAGGCTTATTGTTTTTACGGTCTGACTATTCGATCTTTCGTGACTCCTCATTCTTAATTGTGGCTCCTTCGCCCGGCATTATAGCAAAATACTTTTCTGCCATACTCCGGGTCACTGTTCTCCCATCCACCTGGATGGTTTTGTACCGACGCAGCAACATGGTTGGGCTGTTGCCCATCGCAAGTGCTGTTGTTGAAGCGTCTCCAGTCATTGCTAAATAGTATGTAGCAAAACTGTGACGATTCGCATTCTGCTTCCAAGTGAATAATGGTTTCTCCTTATGAATCTTGTGAATTACTTCATTAACCGCGTTGTAAATGTCTTTGTTTGCACTAGTTACACCGAGGCTTTTGAGTATATTACCTTTATATGTCCTAAAAGGGCTAAGCCAAGCTTTAAGATTAGCGGTCATGGCTATGGCTCTATCGTTGTTAGCTCTTGATTTAGAACCACCTACAAGCTTTCCCTTGATTAGTATCAAATTACTAGACCAGTCGATATCTTCCCAGCTCAGCCTGTCAATTTCAGCAGACCTGATGCCTGCAAAGGCACCCAAAACAATCCAGGGTATCGTTCTCTTTGTGGCGTGTTTAAGGATTAAAGCCATATCTTCAACTGACCAGCTTTCCAGCTTCGCGTCGTTAACTCGGATACTTTCAGTCTTTTCAGCCTGATGGTCTTTGTCTGGCTCCAAGTAATCTTTCCGCTTGGCGTAATCAAAGATCATACTGATAGCCCCACGATAGTGCTGACGGGTTCTAGGCTGCCATTCCGGGTTAGATAAGAAGGAGTCCAGTTCTTTGGCTTTGATGGTGGACACAATTCGCTCCCCAAAAACCTTTTCAAATTTGCCCCAACGCTGTTGAAGAGTTTGTTTCTGGCGTTTTTCAATAAAGGTGTCGTTCAGCTTTATGTTTAGCATTTCCTTCAAAACCTCGCTCACGCTGATTTGAGGCAACTTGCTTTCGCTATTTTGCAGCCACAGGGCAACGGCCTCACTTAGCGGGGTACCGCCCATCTTCTTTTCAAGATCTCTAAAATAACTCAGCTCCTTGGTGGAGACTGAAACCATTGACGCCCGACCGTCCGCAAGATCCCTGGCAATTTTACGAGCCTCGCGCTTGGCTTCCGAAAGATCTGCAATCGCACGACGCTGTCTTTTTCCCTCGGCCCACCACGTAACCATGTACGTTAAATAATCCTTATTATTCACGCACTGATAGATTTTCACATTCGCAAAGCCGTCTTGCACCTCAATCGGTTTGAATTGCTTATTCATATTTGAACGAGACATTACTGACAATTACTGTCTGATGTCAAGGAAAAGATATACATTCTATGACCGTTCCCGTGTCATGAGTGTCAACTGTAAGTCGTTTTTACTCAAGAAAAGGGTAGACAAAATGTGTATATATTATTGACAGTGAGCAGTTTAGCAAACCGTCGCTTTAGACCACTCAGCCACCGCACCAAGTTGTTGCAAAACAAGGCTTTGCTACAAAAAGGACCTCATTTTTTTATTGACAAAACAGCGATTACTGGCAATTAATGTCTGATGCCGACGAATCTGTACGGAAAAGTGTGGCCGGAAGGGGCCGGAAAACTCGAAATTGAGCTTATGGCTTTTAAGCTGGGTTTGACCCCAGAAACTGGAGGTTTGGGCAAGTTTCAGCATTTCAAGAATGTTGTAGAGATTCTATGGCCATATCACAAGACGCGAAACAAAGCCGGGTTTTGCTGGCACCCTTGGGCGGAGCGGATGATCCAGGCAGCTTGCGAGCAGGACTACCTTGCTATCTCCGGACCCAAGTCCAGTGGTAAGACGGCGACCTTTGCCATGTGGGGGTTGGTGAATTGGCTTTGTGCGCCTCACGAGACCCTTGTCCTGGTTACCAGCACATCTATCCGGGAAGCCCGCAAACGCCTTTGGGGAGGCATCCGTGAGCGATTTCTGCAGGTCCCAGGCTTTCCCGGAAAATTGATAGACTCCATGGGTAAGATCATTTTGACGGAAGGGGAGTCAAGCGACCGATCCTCCATAACCCTGGTGCCGTCCAGTCCGGACAAGGAAAAGGAGGCCACGGCTAAACTCATTGGGCTAAAGAACCAACGGGTGTTTCTTATCATCGACGAGGCTACCGACGTGACCAACTCGGTTTTCGAAGCTATCTCCAATCTAAACGCTAACCCTACGTTCCAGTGCATTGCCCTGGGCAACTTTTCCAGTCAGTACGATCCCTTCGGTATGTTCGCCACCCCTGTCGGCGGGTGGAACTCGGTCACGGTAGATCAGGAGGAGTGGAAGACGAAGCTGGGTTTATGCCTTCACTTGGACGGAGCCAAGACACCTAACCTTGAGCATGACGATGCTTGGCCGTTCTTGCTTACAACAAAACAGCTACGGCACGCCGAAGACCACGACGGTGAGCACAGTATTTCCTTTTGGCGATTTATCCGTTCCTTCCCAGCTCCTGGTGGAGCCGAGGAGTCTATTTACTCGGAAGCAGACTTCCGCAAGTTTGAGGTGGATAAAGCCCCCAAGTGGATTGAGCCGCCCAAGGTAGTTGCTGGACTCGATCCTTCGTTTACCAACGGCGGAGACAGAACGGTGCTGTATTTCTTGGAGTACGGACGGACTGAGGAAGCTGGGCCTACTGTGAACTTTAAAGATTTCACTATCATCAGAGAAAACGTAAATGACCCACAACCCAGAAACTTTCAGGTGGCTCGGCAAGTTATGGCCGAATGTCAAAAGCAAGGGGTTCCACCGGAATATCTAGCGATCGACGCCACCGGTGCAGGAGATCCGCTTTGCGATATTATCTCCGAGACATGGTCTCCACGAATCTTGCGGGTGAAGTTCGGAGAAAAGCCCAGCACTTTGCCGATCAGCTCAAGCTCGATGGTCGAGGCCAAGGACAAATACGGGAACAAGGTCACCGAGCTTTGGTTCGGGGGCGTTGAGTTTATGCGGTCAGGCCAGTTGAAAGGTGTGACTCCTGAGCTGGCCAGGGAACTAACCAGCAGGAAATACACAACGATGGCCGGGGGTAAGCTGGTCGTAGAGTCCAAGCGAGACTACAAGTCGCGGGTAGGGAAGAGTCCCGATTTGGCGGACGCAGCCTTTGTAGGGTTGGAGTGTATTCGTGTTCGAGTCGGAGCAATGGCCGGTGGGACCGTCATGGCTAGGAAGAGTGGGGGCTGGCAGGAGCAGGCTCGCCGGCTGGATCGCGTGATCGACACCAACAAAGACCCTGTGTTAAATTATTGACTTTTAACTGACAGTAGACAGAAT